GGAAACAGATGGGGATCCAACTGGCAGAACTTCCACAGATTAAGATTATATGCTAGAGGTGAGCAATCAGTTCAAAAGTATAAAGATGAATTATCAATCAATGGTGATTTATCTTATTTGAATCTTGACTGGAAACCTGTTCCTGTTATACCTAAGTTTGTTGACATCGTTGTTAACGGTATATCTAGCAAGAACTACGATATTAAAGCATACGCACAAGATCCAGATTCAATTAAAAAGAAAACAAATTATGCTTCTGCAATACTGGAAGACATGATGGCCAAAGATCTTTTAAATGAAATACAAGGAACGTTAGGAGCAAATCTATATAATACTATGGATCCTGCTAATTTACCAGAGGATAAAGAAGAATTAGAAATTAGACTTCAATTAAGTTACAAACAAGAAATTGAAATAGCTGAAGAAGAAGTAATAAGTCAAATATTAGATAACAATAAATATCCGTTAATAAACAAAAGATTAAATTACGATTTAGTTGTTTTGGGTATTGCGGCATCAAAAACAAATTGGAACAAAGCAGAAGGAGTAACAATAGATTATGTTGATCCTGCTAACCTTGTTTATTCTTACACAGAGGATCCAAACTTTGAAGACATATATTATGTTGGTGAAGTTAGATCTGTTACGTTAGAAGAGGTTAAAATGCAATTTCCACATTTAACAAAAGCTGATTTAGAAGAGATTGAAAAATATCCAGGTGATGTAAATTATACACGTAACTATTACGGACAAGATTATGACACTTCTAATGTACAGGTGTTGTATTTTGAATACAAAACATTTTCTAATCAAGTATTTAAAATTAAACAAACAGATGTTGGTTTAGAAAAAGCATTAGAAAAAACGGATGATTTTAATCCACCAGAAAGCGATACATTTAGCAAAGTATCAAGAAGTATTGAAGTTTTATATTCAGGAGCAAAAATATTAGGTCACGAAAAAATGTTAGAATGGAAACTAGCAGAGAATATGACGAGACCATTTGCTGATACAACAAGAGTACAAATGAATTATACTATTTGTGCACCAAGAATGTATAAAGGAAGAATTGAATCATTAGTAAGTCGTATAACAGGGTTTGCAGATATGATCCAGCTAACACATTTAAAAATACAACAAGTATTAGCTAGATTAGTTCCGGATGGAGTATTTGTCGATGTTGATGGTCTAGCCGAAGTTGATTTAGGTAATGGTACAAATTATAATCCGGCAGAGGCATTAAATATGTATTTCCAAACAGGTAGTATCGTTGGTAGATCAATGACGCAAGACGGAGATATGAACAGAGCTAAAATTCCAATACAGGAATTACAAACTTCATCAGGTAGTGGCAAGATACAATCATTAATACAAACATATCAGTATTACTTACAAATGATACGTGATGTAACCGGATTAAATGAAGCAAGAGACGCTAGTACGCCAGACAGAGATGCTTTGGTTGGTTTACAAAAAATGGCAGCAGCAAATTCAAACACTGCAACAAGGCACATATTACAATCGAGTTTATATTTAACTCTACGTATATGTGAAAACATTTCAAGAAGAGTAGCTGATTCATTGAACTTCCCATTAACAGCAAGTTCATTAATGCAAAGTATATCGGTATCATCGGTAGAAACATTAAAAGAATTACAAAACTTAAACTTACATGACTTTGGTATTTTCTTAGAATTAGAACCAGATGAAGAAGAAAGAGCACAATTAGAACAAAACATACAAGTTGCTTTACAATCAGGTGGTATTGATCTTGAAGATGCTATTGACTTAAGACAAATTAAAAATATTAAGTTAGCTAATCAGTCTCTTAAATATAAAAGAAAAAAGAAACAAGAAAGGGATCAAGAAAATCAAAAAGCAAACATACAAGCACAAGCTCAAGCAAACGCTCAGTTAGCGCAGGAAACAGCTATGGCTGAAGTACAAAAGCAACAAGCAATTACAGAACAGAAAATACAATTAGAGCAATCTAAACTAAGTTTTGAGATTCAAAAGATGCAACAAGAAGCGTTGATAAAGAAACAATTAATGGCAGAAGAGTTTAGTTATCAAATGCAATTAGCTCAAATGCAAGTTGCTCAAGCGCAAGAGAAACTTAATAAAATGGAAGATCGTAAAGATCAAAGAACAAAATTACAAGCCACACAACAATCTGAATTGATTGAACAAAGACAAAACAATACATTACCAAAAGATTTTGAATCAGCAGGGTTTGACAATCTTGGTGGATTTGGTTTGGAGCAGTTCTCTCCTAAATAGAACAACACAACTAATTATATAATATTTTATCATGGCAGAACAAATTAAACAAGAGGGTGACTTTAAAATTAAAAGAGCTAAAGTTCCTACTATTAAACATGTATCAGCTCAGTCTGTTGCAAAAGTAGATTTAACAACTAAACCAATAGGCGATGCCGTTCAAGAGCAAACAACAGATGAAGGCGTGTTACAGCCAGGACAACCCGAAATGGGATTGCAAGAAGTGGTCGAAGGAAACACCGAACAAAAAATCATTACCGAACCGGTTGATGAGAAAGAAGTAGTTGTAGTTAATATTACAGAAACTACTGAAGAAGCAAAAGAACTTGAAGCAGAAGCAGAAAAAGCAATTAATGATTTAAAAGTATCAGGTAAACCATTACCAGAGAATATTGAAAAGTTAATTACTTTTATGGAAGAAACAGGCGGAGACATTGAAGATTATACTCGTTTAAATACGGATTATTCTAAGTTGAATCCAGAAGTTCTATTAAAAGAATATTACAAGAAAACAAAACCACATTTAGATTTAGACGAGATTGACTTTCACATGGAAGAAACATTCTCGTATGATGAAGAAGAAGACGACGAGCGAGAAATTAAAAAGAAACGTATCGCTTTCAAAGAAGAGGTTGGCAAAGCCAAAAGCTTTCTGGAGGATCTTAAGAGTAAATATTATGATGAAATTAAATTAAAGTCTAATGTAAACCCAGATCAACAAAAAGCAATTGATTTTTTCAATCGATACAAAGAGGATCAACAATCAGTTGAGCAAATGCATTCAGCATTTAAAGATAATACCAAAAAGTTTTTTACACAAGATTTCAAAGGTTTTGATTTCAACGCAGGTGGAAAAACATTCAGGTTTAATCTACAAAATACTGACGCTGTTGCAGATAAACAATCAAACATTACTAACCTACTTAAGAAGTTCTTAAACGAAAAAGGTGAAGTAACAGATATGACTGGGTATCATAAAGCAATGTATGCTGCTGAAAACACTGACAGTATTGCAAACCATTTTTACGAACAAGGTAAAGCTGACGCTATTAAAGAGATGTTAGCTAAATCAAACAACATTTCAACAGAACCTAGACAAACGTCTGCTGGTGAAATTAACGTGAATGGATTTAAAGTAAGAGCTATCAATGGTGTTGATTCTTCAAAATTAAGAATTAAGAGTAAATTTTAAACTAAAACAAACACATTATGGCAACAGTAAATGTTACCCCGAACTTCGGTTCGATTAAGCCGTCACAAAAGCAACAAGCTTTAGACACAAACTATTTAAACTTTACGGATCCAAGTAACGCGGATTTCGTATCATTTGCACAACAATATTTACCAGAAGTTTATGAAGCTGAGGTAGAGCGTTATGGAAACAGAACATTATCTGGTTTCTTACGTATGGTTGGTGCTGAAATGCCAATGTCTTCTGACCAAGTTATCTGGTCTGAACAAAACAGATTACACGTTGCATACACAGGTGTAGACGTTGTAAGTGCTGCAGGTAATACTTTATTGATTGCAAGTAATTTGAATCCTTCTGTTGCTACTGATTATGTAGCTAACGTTATTTCAAAAAACCAAACGATTGTTATTATGAATCCTGCAACAGGATTAGAAGTTAAAGCTATCGTTACTGTTTCTGGAGCGAATGATACTTCTTCTAACGCTGCAAATGGTGCATTAACTGTTGCTCCTTATACTGCTGCTACTTTAGCTGCTGCTGGATTTACAGATGGAATGGACGATTTAAAAATCTTCGTTTATGGTTCTGAATACAAAAAAGGATCTACTTTAACAGGTGATGATTATACTAGCATTCAACCTTCATTCACTCAATTTAATAACTCTCCAGTAATTATCCGTAACAAATATGCTGTTAATGGATCTGACACTGCACAAATCGGATGGGTAGAAATTGCTACTGAAGATGGTGCTGATGGTTACTACTGGTACTTAAAAGCTGAATCTGAAACAAGATTACGTTTTGAAGACTATTTAGAAATGACAGTTGTAGAGGGTGAATTAGCTGCTGCAGGATCTGCTGCATTAGCTGCTGGTAAAAAAGGTACACAAGGTTTATTTGCTGCTGTTGAAGACAGAGGAAATATCTTAAATAACTTTAGCCCAGTTGGTGGTTTAGGTTCTTTCGATAATATCTTGAAAAACTTAGATACTCAAGGAGCGATTGAAGAGAATATGTTATTCTTAAACCGTCAATTATCTTTAGATTTTGATGATATGTTAGCTGGTTTATCTGCTGGTTCAGCAGGTGGGGTTGCTTACGGTTTATTCGAAAACTCATCTGAGATGGCATTAAACTTAGGTTTCTCTGGATTCAGAAGAGGGTCTTATGACTTCTACAAAACTGACTGGAAATACTTAAACGATGCTTCCACTCGTGGAGCAATGACAGGTGTTGGTAGTTCAATCGAAGGTGTATTAATTCCAGCTGGAACTTCTACAGTTTACGATCAAATTTTAGGAACTAACATCCGTAGACCATTCTTACACGTTCGTTATAGAGCTGCACAAGCTGATGACCGTAGAATGAAATCTTGGATCACTGGATCTGTTGGAGGTGCTTACACATCTGACTTAGATGCAATGGAGGTACACTTCTTATCTGAAAGATGTTTATGTGTGCAAGGTGCTAATAACTTCGTGTTATTCACTGCTTCAGCATAAGCATAAATAATTGTAAACTTTACCCTCGTTGAATCTACGGGGGTAATTTTTACTCTTTTAATAAACAATAATTAATTATATAATATTTTATCATGGCACAAGCTAAAACTGCTGCTAAAGCAAAAACTATTCAACCAAGTACATACGTTGAACCAGAAAATACATTTGAACAAAGTGTTGAAGAAACATACACATTAGATGAACAACCAGTTGCGAAAACAAAACCGCAAACAGTGTTACCAAAATGGGAAATTAAAGATAGAACATATATTTTAGCGGGACCACACTCTCCTTTAACATATACTATTTCTTCAAGACATACAAGTAGATTTCCTTTATTATGGTTTGACAAAGATAATGGTGATCAAAAAGAATTAAGATATGCTACGAACCAAAACTCTGTTTTTGTAGAAGATCAAAAAGGAGAATCAACCTTGGGACATATCATATTTAAAAACGGTACTTTGTTTGTACCAAAAGAAAAACAAAACTTACAAAAACTATTATCATTATATCACCCAGACTTAAACAAGAAATACAGAGAGTTTGATCCTGTTATTACTGCTGGAGATGATTTAGATGATATGGATATACAATTAGATGCAATGAATGCAGCAAGAGAAATGGATATTGATCAAGCTGAAGCAATATTAAGGGTTGAGATTGGATCTAAGGTTTCTAAAATGACTTCTAAAGAAATCAAAAGAGATTTAATGTTATTTGCTAGAAGTAATCCGTATTTATTTATTGATTTAGCAAATGATGAAAACGTACAGCTTAGAAATGTAGCTATTAGAGCTGTTGAAGCGGGTATCGTAACTTTATCACAAGATCAGCGTACATTCTTATGGACATCAAACAATAGAAAATTAATGACTGTCCCATTTGATGAAAACCCATACTCAGCTATGGCAGCATTCTTCAAAACAGATGAAGGTATAGAAGTTTTTAGGTCTATAGAGAAAAAAATAGATTAACACGTAATATTAATATATAGAGCGGTGGCTTAACGGTTACCGCTTATATATTATAATAAAATAAGCAAAATGGCAATAAACGTAGATACAGTTTACAAAACCGTTTTATTAATACTTAACAAGGAGCAACGTGGTTACATGACTCCTGATGAGTTTAATAAAATAGCAACTCAAGTTCAACTTGAAATATTCGAGGATTATTTTAATAATCTTAATCAACAATTAAGAGTACCGGATAATGATAGTGAATATGCTGATAGGATTAAAAATTTAGATGAGCAATTAGCTGTATTTAAAACTATAGGTAATTGTAGTTATATAGGCAATAGCGAATGGAATTTACCAACTTCATCTGGTTCTACTATATATACTGAACCTGTTTTCCAAACGGTTAACGGGCAATCTAATTATACATTGACATTATTAACACAAGCACAAATACAAAATGGCTTAACAAAAGTTTATTTTAATGGTATTATTCAAAATCCATCACAATATTCTATAGCAAGCAATACCATAACGTTAACGAGTATACCAACAACTGCATTTAGTGTTCTTGTCACGGTTACTGCTAATGACTTTTACAGATTAGGTACTGTAATATATGATGATACAATTGAGATGCAGAGAGTGCAAAGAAATAATTTATTATATATAAATAAATCACCTTTAACAAAACCGACAAAAAAATACCCACTATATATATACGAGGAAGAAAAACTATACGTATATCCAAATACAATAACAACAGGCGTTACTGCTTCATTTGTACGTAAACCAAAAGATGTTATATGGAACTTTACAGCAACTGCTCCTTATTATACATATTCGTATAGCCCTAATACTTCACAACAATTTGAATTAATGGTTTCTGAACAAACAAATGTTATAACAAAGATATTGTTATATTCAGGTGTTGTTATTAAAGATCCACAAATAATTCAAGTTGCAGCACAACAAATTCAAAACGAAAACATAAATTCAAAATCATAATAGAGTATGGCATTTCCAGACGGTGGTTTAATTACCGAAACAAATAAACAATATTATGCTGGAGCGCAAGGTTTCCAAGTAGAAGATTTAGGTGGACAAATGGAATTTACATTCACTTTTGACACTGAATTATTTTTAGGTAGCTGGGATCAAGATGATGCTGGTTATGCTTTAAATAATTTTAAATTATATACAAGCACAAACGGTATTGACTTTGTAGAATATTTATTAGAGTATAGTTTATTAAAAAACACAATAACATTTGATACAGCTGTTCCGTATGGTCATGTAGTAGTTGTTCAACTTAAATCAGTTGAAGGTGGTAATTATGGAGACTACGACGCTTATGGGGATGCCGTAGAGAACAATTACGGAGGCTATTCTTACATTACCTTAGATGATGTTATAAATAACTTTATTGTCGCTTACGTTGGCTCTGGTAAGCTTATATCAGACGTTAAAAGAACTGATGTATTGTTCCATGCAAAACGTGGATTACAAGAATTTAGTTACGATGTACTAAAAAGCGTAAAATCACAAGAACTTACAATACCACCAAGCTTAAGTATCATATTACCACAAGACTATGTGAACTATGTTAAAATGTCATGGATAGACAACCAAGGAATTAAACACCCTATTTATCCTACATCGTTAACAATAGATCCATCAGAAACACCGTTACAAGATAATATAGGTCAACCAATACAAAGTAGTTATGATGATAACTTAGAGGGCTCGTCTATAATAGAAGAGAGATGGAAGAAAATGAACAATGGTAAATTACTGAATTACATTAATGGAGTTGGTAACAATGACGGATTTGGTAACGGGTGGAACAATGGTTATGATTATGGTTACTACGGTAGACAATACGGTATGGACCCACAATACGCAAATTACAATGGTACATTTACAATAAATGACAGAGAGGGTAAAATATCATTCTCAAGTAATTTAGTTGGTATGTTAATTGTATTTGAATATATATCCGACGGTTTAGCTTACGAATTAGATAGTAAGATACCTAAGATGGCAGAAGAAGCAATGTATGCACATATATTACATTCAATAATATCTACAAGATCAAATCAACCTGAGTATTTAGTACAACGTCTTAAAAGAGAAAGAAGTGCTAAATTAAGAAATGCTAAGATTAGATTATCTAATATTAAATTAGAAGAGTTTACACAGGTTATGAGAGGAAAATCAAAATGGATTAAACACTAAAATTAAATGGCAGAAGTAAAAAATAGTTTCCTGAAGTCTAAGATGAATCAAGACTTAGACGATAGACTTATCCCTAATGGAGAATATAGATATGCAAATAATATTTCAGTTGGAAAATCTGAAGCAGATGACATTGGAGCATTAAAAAACGTTTTAGGTAATGAAGTACTTTTACCTACACAATCAGAATATGATCAGGATATGGAATGTATTGGTGTGTTTATGGACAACCAAAATAACCGTATGTTTCAGTTTTTAACTAATTATACGGATCCAAATCCAAATCAAATAACTTTTCCAGAAGATGCTCCATTTACAGAAGGCATAACTGAATGGAAGATGAAAATAGCAATGTATACATTTGAAGGAAATAGTGCTCCTTATGTAACATTAGTAGAAGGATTATTTTTAAATTTTGCAAAAAATAAACAATTTAAAATTACTGGAGTAAACTTAGTGGAAGGATTATTATTCTGGACTGATAATAGAAACCAACCTAGAAAAATAAATGTTTCAAATGCATTAAATAATAACAACTACTATACTACTGAGGAACAAATATCTGTAGCAAAATATGCTCCAGTGGATCCTATAACATTATATAAAAAAGTAATTACTACAGCGGATGGAAGTTCTTCTGGAGATATTCTTGAAGTTACTAGTGCAGCGGGTATTGTGCCCGGTATGACGTTATTAACAGACGATATAGCTGGATCAGACTTTTGTACGGTTGTTGATGTTACGGGTACTACAATTACTTTTTATCAAAATTTACCAATTACAATTACAGACGGTACCGAACTAACATTTTTAATATCCACAATGTCAGATAAATCTTCTGTTCCTTCCTGGCCAGGAGATCCTGCATTTTTAGAGGATAAGTATGTTAGATTTAGTTACCGTTTTAAGTACGACGATAATGAATATTCATTAATGGCTCCGTTTACACAAATAGCATATATACCTAAACAAAAGGGTTATTTCATTGCTGGTAACGAAACAGACGCTTATAGAAGTACTGTATTAAATTGGTTTGAGAATAATATAAATAACATCGAGCTAATTGTACCATTTCCTGATAAGATTGGTAATCTAATTAATAGTTATAAAATAGTTGAGATTGATATTTTATATAAAGAATCTGACTCAACAGCTATTAAAGTTTTTGAAACGGTACCTATATCTGTTATAAATACAACAGCTAATACAAATAATAATTATTATATACAACAATATCAATCACAAAAGCCATATAAGACATTATCTGAAGATCAAACTGTAAGGGTATATGATAAAGTACCAGTAAGAGCGCGGGCTCAAGAATCTGCAGGTAATAGAATAATATATGGTAACTACTATGATAAATACACTTCTGTAGGTTCTATAAATTATAATGTTTCGGTACAACCTAAATCATCTTCTGGAACAAACTTTATAGAATATCCAAATCATACATTAAAAAAGAATAGAAATTACCAAGTTGGATTTGTAATAGCAGACAAGTTTGGTAGACAATCGCCTGTTATTTTATCTTCTGGTGATTTACCTGGATTGGATATTGGAGCAGCTGGGTTTGCAAAAGGATCAACTATTTATTCGAGTTATGAAAATTCAGTTTTATTTGAAGACGTTCGTACTTGGTTTGGTGATGCATTGGTTTTATATTTGAATGGACCAATAGATCAGCAAAAGGATATACCTACTGGCCAACCTGGCTTATATGCAATAGCAACATCTAACTTTGGGTTTTCAATAACAAATTCAATAATAACAGATACAACATACACATATACATTAGACACAACGGCTTTATCTAACACACCTCCGGCTGTTGGCAATATAATGAGAGGATTTTACACAGATTATGTAAAAGTAATTAGCGGACCTAATCCTACATCAACACTTAATCAATATGTGATAACAACCAGCGGTAGGATTAATGATATATATAATTATGTAGATCAAGGTGCCGGTATAACAGATATTAAATTTGCTTATAAATATAATCCTATTGGTTGGTACTCTTATAAAATAGTTGTTAAGCAACAAGAACAAGATTACTATAATGTATATTTACCGGGAATGCTAAATGGTTATCCTAAAGGTCAAACTTCGGGATCACAGGTTGTTTATTCAGGTGTAGGACCAACTGCTACTTCAACTTTGCAGAACGGTATAAATACAACGCAATTTCCGGTTAGTGAAACAGGCAACACATCTCATATTGTATTAATTAATGATAACATTAATAAAGTACCAAGAGATTTATCCGAGGTAGGGCCTGATCAAAAACAATACAGAAGTAGCGTACAGTTATATGGTAGAGTAGAAAACACAGAGGATAACTTTGATATAATAGGGGTCGATCCTACATATACCGCTAAGGTTACGGTAATACAATATGATAGCACAGATATATTAAATGATAATTGGGTATTAATAAAACCTGGCGATGGTATACAATGCGTTGAAGCTAACGAACCAATTCCTAATCCTGATCCAGCATTAGGTGGTACAATTCCAAATCCATATAGATGGCTTGGTGATGCTGTAGTTGTGTCTAACGTTATAGGGTTGTCAGGCATTGGAAAAATAACAATATCGTCACCTAACTGGGTAGTAGATACAGGTAATCCAACAACTACATATAAAACATTTAGAATCACAAGAGCAGAAAATAAACAATATTTTCCAACTAGAAAAGCAGACACTGTAATATCAATAGCGACAGCGAATGAATTTAATTTTCTTGATAATTCAGAGGATAATTTAAGCGGTACTGCTGGTTTAAATTTTTATCAGTTACAAACAAAACCATTAATAGGTAGAGTTTCAACCGTTAATAAGATAGGCGTAGTGGCTGCTGATATGATACCTTTTTTAAGTGTATATGAGACCAGAGCAACAGAGAGCTTATTAGAATTATTTTGGGAAACCGCTACCACTGGATTAATATCTGATTTGAATGCAGATGTTTTGACAGGTTTTGAAGGTCCAGCTGGATTTGATAATGTAGATTACACTCATTTTGAATGGCAAGATCCAGAGGGGGACGGCGAAGATGAAGGTGCTCAGGATTCAAAATACATAACAAAGCCTTTCTTTGTTGTGGATCAAAATGGTTATCCTATTTTAGATACAACTGTAACTTTAGTGTCTGTATTTAACGGTGAAAATCCAGCTGTTAGTAGATTTAATGATTTTGGTATAGAAGCTGTACCTTTATCCTCACCTAAACAATATAGATTATACATAAAGCCTGAAGGAAATTTTGTATTTAATAACAATGCTGGTACTACCGAATCCTACGTTTTTACATTTAATGTAGTTGACAATTCTGATCCGGAACAACCTTTACCAACTACATTGACAATAGCTGGCAGATTAGGCAATAGCACACCGATTATAACTACTGTAGATACAAATTATAGTGTAACACAAAACACAACAACATTTGCAACATTAGAAGCAAACAACGGCTCTTTTTCATTGGCAGACTCCGATTTGAAGTGGAGTATAGTTAGCGGCAATACTGGTGGTTATTTTTCTATAGGTGCATATACGGGTGTTTTAGAAGTAAATAATTCGTCAATACCTTTAGGTACATATAGTTTATTAGTAAAAGTAGAAGACGCTGTAAATACAAATACAGGTGATATATTACTACCATCTGGTAATTTTGGAACTAAATCAGCTAATAAAACTTTAAATATAAATGTAGGAGATGCACCGGTTCCTTACTGGTTAAGACCAAATTATACAAGTTCAAATATACAAGCTCAAGCTGCATGTGGTATTACAAGCCGTAATGATGCTGGTATGGTTTATATAGGACCAAACGAGAATCTAACAAGTGCTTATTTACCAACAATACCAGGTTTTAGTGGTACTTACGATATTATTGAAAATGTTGAAGTACAAAATGCATTAGATTATGAATATGATACAATACAAGCAACTGGATTAGTTGAGGGTGAATATAGATTTTCTATAAACTTATATGTTTATCCACTACCTATATGCCCAGATGGCCCAGGTGGTGTTGGATCTAGAAGTACAGGTACAGCTGAAATATATTTATATAAGAGACTTTATAACCCATCAGCACCAGGTGCATGGATATTAACATCTAATGAAAATAATTTTGGAATACCATCGCCTACATACAAAATAGGGCCTATAGGAAGTAGCACTTTTGATGATGGCATTACACCACCACAACCAGAAAAGTCATTAACAACAACATTTACGATTGAAGCGGAAGATGATTTGTATGAGTATGCGGTGGGGGTTAGATTGCAGAGTGTTTTTTCCAATGCTTACGGAGGCGGACCTCAAGTTACTATATTTGGTAATGATGCAAATTATACGTATAATCAATCATATCCATTTGATTTACAGTCTAATCCACCGCAAACAATTGATTATGAATATTATACAGGTATTGAAGAAATTTCACCGGACCCTATGATACCAGGTGCTACAACAGGAATACCTTATACAACGCAAGATGCAACTAGAGGTCTATTATATAATTCACCAACAAACGCAATAGCATCTGGTAATGTTACAATGGATGACGAAACTGTTAACCTTACTTTATCCAGCGTGAATGCTCAGATTGTTGCGGGATTATTATGTAATTTAAGCATATCAGGCAACACTTTTCCTGGAACAGTAGTTTATGTTAATCCTGCTAATCAAGCTGAAATAACATTACAATTAATATATGGTTGGCCATATCCTTCTTCTTCTTTGACTGGCGGAAATTTAAGTTTAAATACAGAAACAAGTAATGAAACAACAGGTAGACTTTATGCAAATACAATAGAAGGTACTGAAATAAAACGATTTTATACAGATGCTGCATTTACTCAAAAATGGATTCCACCTGTGGCAAATAGATATTATAATTTTATAACAACAAAAAATTATAATCCACAAGGTATTACATTTGGAAGCGGAAGCGTATTAGTATACAGCGAATTTCCATATTATTGTGCATTGATTAACGGAGAAGGAGAGGTTGTAGAACAGACTGTTCCAACGCCAAATGTACAAACAGCATGGATAGGACAAAACGAACCACAGTCAGGACCATTACCAATTGCAAATTATAGTTACAATTTGTATTACGAAGAACCTTTCACTCCATAATATATAATACTATAATTAAATTAAAAACCATAAAAAAAACGTGATTATAAAGTATGGCAGCAATATTAGAATTAAAATACTTTAACTCCTTCTGGTTAAAGAAATTAGATACAATAGTAGAAGTGGAAGATACAGCAGCGGTTCTAAGTGGAGCCGTTGCTAATTCTTCTAATATAACTATAGCTTTTTCAAATGGAGAAATTGGCGTTGGACAAACTGTTAGTTGGATGGATGGTGGGGTTGAAGAAACTGCTTATGTTTATAAAAAAACAGGTACAACAGATACTCAGTTTACATTAAGCGAACCAGTAACTATACCTGACACTACTGCTTTAAAGTTTGGGCCAATAACAAACTTTGATTATATACCAAATGCTTATTTAGCGTCTGATACAGATTGGTTCATTGAGGAAGCTAGAATCAGAGGTGGATATAATAATACAAATGTGGATTTAGGAGTTAAAGCTTATATTGTTGAGGATAACATTAGACAACAGCATAGACAAAATTCATTAATATATTCTGGTGTATTCAACTCAAGAACAGGGGTTAATAAAACAAACGAATTTTCGGTTGGAGAAGATATAACAAGAAGTTTAGATCCGTCAAATGGTTCTATTCAAAAATTATATTCAGAAGATACAAACTTAATTGTATTTCAAGAATTTAAAGTTAGTAACGCATTAATTGACAAAGATGCTATCTATTCAGCAGAAGGACAACCAATGACAACATCAGGAGCTCAGGTAATCGGTCAGGTTCAAGCTTATGCTGGTAACTATGGTATTGGTACTAATCCTGAAAGTTTTGCCGTTTATGGCTTCCGCAAGTACTTTGTTGATAGAAATAGAAACGTAGTATTAAGATTGTCACAAGATGGCATATCTGAAATATCAGAGTATGGAATGGGTGATTTCTTTAGAGATAATCTTTCTGAAATTGGTAATGATGGATTTATACTGGGTATGTGGGACATGCATAATAAAGAATATGTTTTATCTATGCAACCAATCGACGGAACCTACAAAACATTGACATTTGATGAAGATGTATCAGGTTGGACAAGTTTCTTTGATTTTAAACCAAACTGGGGTGGAAGTTTAAGAAATAACTTTTACACATTTAAGAATGGTGAAATTTGGAAACACTATTCACCAGGTAATAGCGGATGGGGTAGATTCTATGGTGTTACTTATGATTCATCAGTTGAAGTTATATTTAATCCCGATGTGTCCCTGGTTAAGACTTTTAAAACAATAAATTATGAAGGAAGTACTGGTTGGGAAACTTTATCGTTTTACACTGACTCTGATATTTCGGTTCCTATATCTAAAGCATTTTATACAACGACTCTTGCTGATTTAGAATTACAATTATTTACTAATTCATTCAAGAGAAAAGAAGATAAATACTTTGCTAATCTTATTAATATTACACCTGCTTCAAATAGCGAAGTTGTATGGGGTAACTCAATGACGGGTGTAAAAGGAACAACAGCAACGGTTAGAATGAGATATTCAAATACGGATTTACAGAAGAGCGGAACACTGTTTGCGGTATCTTCTGACTACATAGATTCATCTTACTAAAATTTAATTAAATGAATGACAAATTAGAAACAAAAACTGAGAATAGAATAATTAGCCAAGACTATATTGATAAGGTAGAACATTTAGAGCAAACGTTGCTAGCGATGGACGATCCTAATGTAGCTAAAGGTAATACAGATTTTTTTCCATTAAAGCATTCATTTTCACACGGTATATACATACGGGAGATGTTTATGGAGAAAGATAGCGTTGTTATCGGTAAACTTCATAAATTCTCCCATACGTGGTTTTTATTGAAAGGTCAATTGCTAGTATCAACAGATGAAGGATCAAATCAATATATAGCTCCTTGTTATGTTAATGCTCCTGCCGGTACAAAAAGAGTTATATATGCGGAGGAGGATTCTATATTTATTAATGTACATCCAAATCCAGATAATATAACAGATACAGATGAACTCGAGGGTATTTTAGCATGTACATCGTATAAAGAATATAATGAATATAAACTATTAAAAGAATAATATATGAGTATGGTAGTAGTTGGAGTAATAGGTGCCGCAGGTACAATAGCTTCAGGATTAATAGGTGCTGGTGCTGCTAAGAAAAGAGAAAGAGCAGCTGCACAAGATAAAGCTAGATTAGGAGCTGAACTTAACCAATTAGAAAATAGTAGACAAGCAATTATAAACCCTTACTCTACAACAAAAGATATGAGTAGCCTAGCTAAAGATTTATCTGGTACATTAAGTAATCCTTATGCTAATTTAGGCGTTGCTACAAATGCAGCTAAATTTGAGGCAGAGCAGATTGATGTTTCATTAGCAAACACATTGGACACGTTAAAAGATACAGGTGCGGGAGCGGGAGGTGCAACAGCATTGGCTCAAGCAGCATTAAAAGCTAAGCAGGGTATATCTTCTAGCATTGAATCTCAAGAAGCTAACAATGAAAAAATGAAAGCTCAAGGAGAAGCAAATTTACAAGAGGCTAAAATGCAAGAGAAACAAAGAATACAAGGTGTTCAAATTGATGAAGCTCGTCGCGTGCAATCAGCAGAGGCGGCTGGTAAGTCATTTATGTTTGGCGCGCAAGAAAATAGAGAGCAACAAAAAATAGACAGAGTTGCGGGACAATTAGGAGGTGCTCAAGCACAACAAATGCAGGCACAAGCGGATAGAACAGGCGCAATTACCGGTATGATTGGTGGTTTATCATCAATAGCAGGAAGTATGGCTGGAAGTGCTGGATCTGGAGCAACAAGTACTCCTGGGTCAGGAGCAGGTTATGCATCTCAGTTTGGAGCAATGGCAAATCAATTTAAAAAATAAAGATATATATGGGAGCATATTCAAATCCACAAATACCTATTGACACACAATCAGGACAATACTATAGGGATCTTACAAATACAATAGCAAGCAATACTGTTAATACTATTAACACATGGGCCGCAAAAGCCGCTGAGAATAAAAAAAATAATGAAGCTTTAAAAGTAAAAGTTGGAGAAGAAGAAAGTGCTTTATATAGAAATTTAAGTAGCACACAACAAACAAATCCAACTGTTAACTTTGAAGAATTATATAGACCTCAAATAAAAAGATACGCTGAATTAAGAACGAGCATATTAAATGGAACAAGTACTGATCCTTCTAAAGACAGAATGGAAGCCGATAAAATATTTGCAAGTGTTGGTAATATTAAAAACTCATTAGTAGATTTATCAAGTGAAGGTTTTGATGAAAAATATTCTAAAATGGGTGGAGCCGGCGGTTATGCTGTAAAAGAAAATGATCCAAATGTTATGAAGTCAATGCTAATCTTCTCAGGCAAATTACCTGGTAAAAAAGTAGCAAGATTTGAAGATAACGATCCTTCTAAAGTTGTTTGGGATATATACGACGGTGAAACTAAAATACAATCTTTATCAGCTGAACAATTAAAGAAAGCGGCTAGTGGCCAAGGTTTATTAAAAGTAATACCAAATGCTGCAGATTCTATAGACAATGCAAAAGCAGCCGTACCAGATGTATTTGATGTGAAAGACGGATTACCAACTGGAACAATTAAACAAGAATATTTAGGGGAAGTATACGAGAAAGAATTGCCTGGACAAGAAACATCGATAGTTAGTGGTTATCAAAAAAATACCAAAAAATATGTAGCTACAGCAAAAATTAATAAAGAAGCTATTATGGCAAACCAAAACTTTTTAAATGTTTTAAATGCTAAAGCTGACGGTTTCATTAATGGCTCTGCGGATAATTCTCAAGCAATATTATTCCACAATACATATATTGCTAAGTCAGATCAAGATTTGCTTGAATGGGATAAACCTATGACTACAGAACAGCAAAACAAATTCAAATACGATTATAGAATGTTTGTTATAGATGGATTACCGGAAGAACAAACTGTTCCAGGATCTGGAATTATTGAAAAAGAAGAAATTACAAAACAAGTTATATCTAAACCAACAGGTGGCAAAGGAGGAAGTAATAAACCAAATAAACCATCTGCGGCCGCTGAAAAACAAGCAAAATTAGACGCTGAAGTTTCGGATTTAATAAAAACTAAAAAAGGTGGCGTTACTAGACAAGGGTATACATTAAGTATTATAGATGGCAGATGGGGCCTTTATGATAAAGATGGGTTACCAAAACCTGGAACAGAAAATATCACGAACCCTACAGAATTAGCTACATTTATTGGTGGATCACGACCAGGTAAAACAAAATTAAAATAAAAAATAACAATAATATATATGGCAAAGTATTTTAATAATAACGGAGAAGAATATACTATAGAAGAAATCGTGGCAGCTGCTGAAGAAAACAATAAAAGTGTTGAAGACATTATAGCAGATAATGGTTTAACTATTGACGGTGAGAAGCCGGGAAAGTCTCAGGGTGTAACTGCAAAGAAACCGGTAGTTGCGCCAAAAAAACAAAAGTTGGTTTCACCTTCGGGAAATACTTCTTCGGGTTGGAATACTAAACCTACACCAAAATATGGTGTTGAAGCCATTACAGAAACTTTTCAAATAAAAAAGAAAGCTCAAGAAAAAAAAGCAGCAACTAAAAAAGCAGAAGTTAAGAAAAGCAAAGCTGTTGTTAATAATTTTGTAGACACACAGCCCGACCTAGCTAATCCTTTTGATACAACAATAAAAGCAGATGTAACTGATCCATTTAATACGGGTGTAAAATTAGATGTAAGTAATATACAAAGCGATTATTTAGGTAGAGAAGATAAAAAAGCAATGCAATTTATTAATTCTAGTGTTAATCTTGACGAAGCTAACAGTAAGTTAAATGATGAATTAAATGATTCTCAGACTATTGATTATGTAAGAGAAGGAGCAAAAGAATATTATAATGAATTAATTGCAAACCCACTTACTGAAGTTGCTGGGTTATTTGGGGCAAACATTGATATAAAGATGGCTCCATATAAACCATTAGAGAATGAAAAAAAACAAGCTAGAGAAGAATTAGCTAAAAAAGGTATAAAGATTACTAATGAAAAAATAGAGGAAAGAGCTAAATCTATATATATAGATAATCAAATATTAGATCAAAAAGGTAAAGCTGCTGAAGAATATTTTGACACATTAGATGATGACAAATTAAAAGACCAATTAAAGATTAAAGCAATTGCGGATAAATTAAATGCATCGGACAAAGCTAGGCAATATACAATGCTATCTAAAGTTTATGATTCTCAAATAAAAAGCTTTGGTAGTTATGCAAATGATATAAGAAAAAAATACAATGATGGTAATATAACGCCTGAAGAGTTAGCAGAATATAAAGTTAAAGCAAAAGAAGCTAAGGAAGCTTATGGATATTTAGAAAATATTTATAAAGACTTTCCTAAAGTAGAGCAGCAATTAAAAACAGACACAGAAAAACTAGACTTTTATAAATTAAATTATGATGATGTAGAAGGTAATCTAAAAAGATTATATGCAAGTGGTTTAAAAGTATTAGGTGGAACATTAAAAATTGGCGGTGAAAGTGCTAAGTTTTTAGAAGAAAGCATAACAGGTAATATAAGCCCAATTGGTACTGGAACAAACTTAAGTACTATTGGGGGCATGATGTTGGAAGATGCTGAGACCGAAACACAGGATTTAAAATCTATAACTTTTGAAAGCGTTAGTAATTTTAATGATTTTGGTAAATATATGGGTAATCTGTTTTCAGATCAAATACCTATATATGCTTCAATGTATTTTGGTGGTTCCGCAGGAGCAGGCGCAGTTTCGCTTAGTTCGGGTGGACAAAAGATACAAGAAATGGAAAACGAAGTTGGAGCTAACTATAGTTTAGGTACAAAGCTACTTACAGGTTATGCTTATGCTACAGCTGAATTCATTCCAGAAAAAATAGGTACACTTAGAATGTTTGAGAATCTAAAAGGCACTATGTCCTCTGTTGGTAAAGAATCAAGAGAATTATTTAAAGATGGACTATTTAAGTCTGCTATTGGAATTGGAGGTAAAACAGCAATGGAATCCACTATAGAAGGTGGTACTGAGGGGCTGACTGAACTTTTAGATATGACTATTGATGAGCATCTATTAGGTAAAGAATTTACAGCTCAAACAAAAGTAAAAAGGATTAAGGAAGCTGTTGCTGGTGGAGTATTTATGGCTGGTCCTATGCAAACTATTGGAGGCGCTAATACTTTAATTGCAAAAGAATTAAAAAACTATGCAACCGAAAACGAAATACAAGAAAGTAAAAAAATTATAGATAGAATTGATTTTTTACAGAATGAGTTAGCAACTAATGCTAGTTTATCAAGTAGTGAATCAAATCAAATTAAACAAGAGATAAATAATTTATCTGATACTTCTATTGGTATAATTGAAAATTCTCAAGATAGAGTTTATAATATGACTACGGAAGATATGGTTGCTGTAGTTAATATAAATAAAGAACAAGCTAACTTAAAAAATAAATATACAGAATTAATTGACTCTAATTTTTCAAATGAAATTAAAGTTGAAAAAGCAAACGAATTAAATAAGGAATTTAAACAACTTGAAAAAGAAAGACAGTTTTTATTAACGGATAAATACGCTACAATAAATAAAGTAGTTAATAACGCTTTGGTTATTAATGATAGCATTGAAAATATAACTAAGATAGCTAATTCTATTGGACAAGTTGAATTTGATAATAAAATAGGTGATCAATCTGGTATTGCTGTATTTAATTCACCAAAGGAATTAGGTGAAGCGTATAAAGTATGGTTAGTTAAAGATAATAAAAACGAAGATGGTACGGAAAAGAAAACACCTGCCAAAATTGATTTAGAAGTAAAAGAAGCAATTAACTCAGATGGTTTTAAATTACCAAATGGACAAATTGTAATCAATAAAGCTGTTGCTGCTAATACAGGGGCTATTAACGTTGCTAACCATGAATTCTT